CCGCAACCACAGCCTATCCCGCCCTACCGCAGTCTTGCACAGCAGTCGCCCCAGCCGAACCCGCAAGCCCGCGGTGACATGCAGCCGCCCGGAGCCCCGCCCCCTGTGGGTGGCACGCCGATGGCCCCGGCCGCCGCGCCAAAGCAGAGCCCGGTGGGGATGCTGGAGCAATTGATCGCGCGCATGGACCAGCAGGGTGTACCTGCCGCTGATCGCATTGGCGTGCTGGCGCAATTGAGCCCCATCATCAAAGAGAATGCCAACGAGCAACTGTTGCAGATGCGCGAGCAAGGCGTTCAATTCACCCAAGGTATGAAGCAAGTTGAATTGGCGCTAAAGGAGGCCGCACTTGCAGCCAAGGAAGCCCGAGACGCAACATTAGGCAGACAAGGCGACAAGCGCATCGAGTTGTCGGCCCAGCGCCTGCAAGCCGCGCGCCAAAAGGCGGCATCCGGTGCAGCACCTCAGTCCACCGACTTGGCCGACCGTGAGGAGGCTCGCGTCTGGTACGACATTTTCAAGGAAAAGGGTACCGCTCCTCAGTTCGCAATGGGCGACAAGGCTGGCAAGGCGGCATGGCGCAAGTGGGTCGCTACGTTCGCCAAGGAAGATGGCATGAGCGGTGGTGACATTGCTGCCGAGCAGGGCGGATACAAGGGCGCTGTGAGTGCCAATCGCAACCTTGAGGTGCGTCGCACAAACGTCGAGCAGATTACCGGTGCGCTGGAAAAGGTGGACTCCACCATCGTCCCGCTGGCAAAGAAGATCAATACCTCGTTTGCTGGGGAGGCTGGTAACCGCTTGCTCAACGATCTGTCCTCCAAGTACGGCGACAACCGCGAGTTGCAGCAACTCAACGTGCTGGCAAAGACCTACGGCCGCGAGTACATCAAGGCTGTGACCGCCGCAGGCTCCAACGCGCAGATGCTCGCCACGCACAAGGAGGATGCCGACGCACTGGTCAACGGCAACATGCCGGTCAACAAATTGCTTGGCGCAATTGACGGTATGAAGCTGGACATTAAGGCCTTCCGCGACTCGATGGCCGATGAGCAAAAGCGTGTCAAGGCCCAAATGGGCGGTACCGGCGCAGGCGCGGCATCCACAGGGCAGGACGCCGAGGCTATCGCATGGGCCAAGGCCAACACGAATGACCCCCGTGCTGCACAGATTCTCAAATTGCACGGGATGTAATCATGCCTTTTGACCCCGACGCATACCTCGCCAAAAAGCAATCCAGTGGCGGATTTGACCCCGACGCATACCTCGCGGCCAAGGCTCCCCAGCCTACCGGCGCTGACGCCATCCCCGGAAGCAAGCCGATGCCGGGGGCCGCAGTCAAAGCGCCTGAGCCCGAGGGCTGGGGCACCAAGCTATTGGGTGTTGGTGAGGCTGGCCTGTCCGTACTGAGCAGCATCCCGGCGCTGGCGAAAGCTGGTATCCAAAGCCTTCCCGGTACCGGCGCACGTCCGCCAGGTACGTTTATGGAGCGCGCCGCCGCCGACACGTATGCGCCCCGCACCGAAACCGGCCAGAGCGTGCTCAAAGGCATCGGCCAAGCCGGTGAGGCCGCGCAGGCGCTCGGGCCAGAGTTTGGCGGGTATGGCTCGCTGCTCAAGGGTGTTGGCGAGGCCGCAGGACTTGCGCGCCCAGCGCTCGGAGCCATCCCCCGAGTTCCCATGCCCTCGATGCCCAGCGTGCCCCCGGCAGTGCGCGGCGTTGTGGATACCTTGCGGGGCACACCCGCTGCTGGTGCGCGCGAGGAAGCGCTTGCTGCGACCAAAGGCGCTCTGTCCCAAGAGTCATCCACACTCGGGCGCACCGCCGCTACCAAGGCGCAGGAAGCCTCACAGGCCGAGAGCGTGGCCGTGGCCGTGCAACGCAACCTCGACCAGATGGCCGAGCGGGGCGGCCGCCCAACTCTTGACGTGCAGGGGCAGAATGTCCGCACCGCCGTGAGCGGGGCCTATGACACCGCCAAGGAAGCGCGCGCCAAGGGCACCGCTGGCCTGTACGCTGACGCTGAAAAAGCAGCGGCCGCGCGCGAAAAGGATGGTGCACGCATTGACGTGTCTGGCATCACGCCCAAGGTGCAGAACTTGCTTGACCGGGCCGAGAACATCCCCGAGTTGCGCTCACAGTTGTCCAAGCTCATCAATGCCGTCAGTGGCATCGAGGAAAAAGCCCCTGTGGCCGCCCCGTTGGGCAAAGGTAAGGTAACCAGTCGGCTCGCCCCGCCAAAGGCCCCAGCGGCCCCAAAAGCAGGCCTGACGTACAAGGAATTGGACCTTTCCAACAAGTACCTCAAAGACATTGCCTATTCCGGCGAGTTGCAGGGCTACGACGCCATCGTCCGCCGCGCCGCGCTAGACCTGTCCAAGGGGCTCGACGCGCAGATTGCCAAGTTTGTGCCTGAGCACGCCGCTGCGGCCGCCAAATACGCCGAGTTGTCCCAGCCGCTTGAATCGCTGGCAACCCGCATCGGCAAGGCTGTGACCGGCACTGAGGGCGGGTTGAAGGGTGAGGCCTACTCCAAGATTGCCGCCCAAAACCTTCCTCAACGACTTTTCAGCACCAAAGACGGCATTGACCTCGTGGTGGACGCCATCTCTGGTGGCAAGAATGCTGCTCCGGCCGCACGCAAGGCCGCACAGGCGCAGGTTGACCAGATGGTCGAGCATTGGATTATGGAAAGCGCACGGGGCTCGACTGGAACTACCGGCGCGGCCGCCGCAAAGACGCTACAAGCGCCTCAGATGGCGGCCACACTGCAAGCCGTTCCGGGCGTGGGCAAAAAGCTCGCAGGCCAGTTTGCCGGTGAGGAGCGCGTGGCCGCAATGGGCGAGCGTGCAGCAACCACAGCCAAGGCTGCCGGTGGTGAGGCCAAGGCCGCTGCCGGGGCCAAGGCGCGCGTGGACAAGGCGATGGCACAGGCCGAGGTGGATTATGTCCACGGCTCCAAGCAAAAGGCCTACGAGAGCTACGTGGCCGCCCTGCGTCAATCGATGGCCGATATTGACCCGGCAAAGTACAAAGCAGCCATCGGATTGATTGAGCGCGCGGGTACACTCCAACAAAAGACCGACAAGGCCCGTGCTCTGGCAAAGAAATTCCTTTGGGGCGCTGCGGCAGTCGGAGCCGGATATGAAGCCAAAGGGGTACTGCAATGATCTTACTCACCCTCGCCGTGATCGCATGGTTTGCACTTGAGGCGTGGTTCGCGTTTATGCCATGAGCAAGCGCCTCCTCATCATCGACACGTCGAGCAACTGCCTTGACATGGCCCTGCGCGCCAAGATGGCCGGGTGGCAAGTGAAGTGGTACGACCGGCCCCGGCCAGATGGCGGACCCCGGCTCGCCGGTATGGGCATGATCGACAAGATTACCGACTTTGGCGAGATACAGCGCAAGTGGCTCGATTGGGCCGACCTCATCTATCTGCCGGACAACACCCGGTGGCTCGATATGCTGGAGCCGTACCGCAAGCAAGGCTACCCCATCCTCGCGCCAGGTGTGGAAGCCGCCAAGCTGGAAACCGACCGAGATGCAGGCCAGAAGGCCATGAAGCAAAGCGGCATCAAAATTATGGAGTCCAAGGCGTTTAACGATTACGATGCAGCCATTGCATTTGTCAAAAAGAACCCGGAGTTTTTAGTCAGCAAGCCGTCAGGTGACGCCAACAAAGCACTGAGCTATGTTGCGAGCGACCCTGCTGATCTGGTCTACATGCTCGGGCGCTGGAAGCAGCGGGAGGATTTACGCAAAGCGGCAAAAAAGGACGGTTTCATTCTGCAAGAGCGCAAGTACGGCGTCGAGATGGCCGTTGGCGGCTGGTACGGCCCCGGTGGCTGGAGCAAGTGGTTTTACGAAAATTGGGAGTACAAAAAGCTCATGGATGGTGACCTCGGGGTTGCCACTGGTGAGATGGGTACGCTCTCGCGCATGACCACCAAGTCGCGGCTGGCCGAGGAAGTGCTCAAGCCTGTTGGCCCCATCCTCGACAAGCTCGGCTACGTGGGCTACATCGACAACAACTGCATCATCGACGCCCAAGGCCCGTGGCCGATGGAATGGACCATGCGCGACGGCTGGCCCACCAAGCACAACGTCACGGCCCACATCAAAAATGACGACCCCATCCAATGGATGCTCGATGGGCTCAACGGCAAAGATACCATCGAGGCTGTGGAGGGCGAGGTGGGTATCAGCATCGTCGTGGCCCTGCCGGACTTCCCGTACTCCAAGATCACCAACAAAGACCTGTGCGGCATCCCCGTGCGCGGTGCTGACGACATGGACCACATCCACCTGTCCGAGGTGATGATTGGCGAGGCCCCAACGATGGTGGGCGACAAGGTGATGGACACGCCGGGGTACGTCACCTGTGGCGATTACACGCTGGTGGTCACAGGGACCGGCAAGACGATCACAGCGGCACGGCGCTCGGCATATGGCGCTGTGGACAAGGTGAAAATTCCCAACAATCCGATGTGGCGGCTCGACATTGGCGCGGGGCGCATGAAGCGTCACCTGCCCAAGCTCCACGCGATGGGCTACGCCAAGGGCTTGGAGTATTGACATGACACGGGAAGCATTGCGCGCGGGGCTCATCTCCGAGGACACGGTTACTGCGGCCCTCATGTCGGCCCGTGGCGACCTTTTCGTGGCCTCCAGCTACCTTGGGGTCACCGGGCGTGAGTTGGACGGCTACATCCGCGCGTCTGAGCATCTGCAAGCATTCTGCGCGGCCATCGGTACCGTCAAGACCAGCGCCGATTACAAGCGCCTGTCCGATGAGCAATTTGAGGATGAGCTTGAGCGCCTGACCAAGGGCTACAGGCTTGAGGCTTTGAGCGTTATCCACGAGATTGCGACCGAGGCCATTGTGAGCGACGACGGCTCCAAAATGTCCGCCGCTGAAAAAGAGGTGAAGCTCAAGGCCGCCATTGCGCTACGCGGCGCACCCGAGGCCAAGGCCGGTGCCAACGATCAATCACAGGTGCTGGCCGAACTCAACGAGTTGTACCAGCAGAACGCTCCCCGCATAAAGTCGGTGCGAGCGGTGCAGATTGAATATCAGTCATAGAGCCAATACTCGGGGGCCTCGTCAATGAGGGTTTTGAGTTTGAACCAGCGTCCCCGGTACATATTGTTGATCGCATCGAGCTTGTCAATTTGCAGCGATGGGCCGCTGAGATTGATGACGTAGATATTGTCCTCGCGCACGATGTAATTGAACCGCTTGAGGCGCTTGAGTTGCTGCTGAAAGCCCAGCACATACGGCCCCTTTGGCCGGTCATCACGCAGCGCATATTGGCCGCGCGCAACCTCGGGTTGCTCCCTCAAAATGTCGTAGGCCCAGCGCATGGCCTCGTCGTCGGGCGGGAAGCGCACCGAATAGATGTGGTACCGAATGGAATACCGCAGATACCGGTGGTACAGAGCGTATTTCAGGAAGCGCTCATTCCAGCCGGTCAGTTGCTCAATGTCCCATGCTGTGAATACCGCCGTTTTACCTGGCGGATAGCCACTTGCGTCGAGAGCGCCCTGCATCTCCTCCGTCAACTCGCGGCCCACCAGTGACTTTAAAATCGAGTCCAACGTCAGGTAGGTACCGGCGTGCGGGAACAGATGCTCAATTGTCTCGTTGTGCAACTCCCATGTCGGCGGACGGTAGACGACCACCTCTTGACGCACGTTGGCGGTGATGCGCTCAAAGTCGGTAATCATGTAGGGCGCTTCAATGAACAGCATGGCGTCGGATGGGGGCATCACGGCCTTCAAACTGTTGGGGTGGGGCCGGTACACCATCAGGCCCCCTTTGACACTCCAGCGCTCGATTACACCGGCTGCCATCGGCTGCCACGCCTTGCACAACTCGATGGACAAATCCTTGAGCTTGTTCATTCGCATCCGGATTGGCCGTGCCGAGCGGTGCTGCATGTAGATGATGACGTTGCGATTGGTAGCCACAAGCTGGCGCGCTGCCCCCTCCATGTCATCAGTCGTGTAGAGCTTAACCACCCACGTCCCCCAAGATGCTCACGGCCTCGTTGATGTACCACTGATAGTCAATGTCGGCGGGGATGCCATCGGGCAATTCCATCAACGGCCGCGCGCCTTCCGATCGGGCGACTTTATTGCCGTTAGTCTTGTAAGCGATGTGGCGAGTCT